TCAGGTATGCGGTGACGCTCAGGTATTCGGTAACGCTTGGGTATGCGGTGACGCTCAGGTATGCGGTGACGCTCAGGTATTCGGTAACGCTTGGGTTCAAAACTGCCGTGATTATTCTGCTACAAGCTGCTTCGGATCGGAAAATAGGACGACAACATTTTTCCGCACGAAAGACGGCGGAATCAGCGTGAGATGTGGATGTTTTTACGGAACACTGAGGGAATTTAGAGAAAAGGTGAAAGAACGACACGGAGACAGTCGACTGGCAAAGGAATATTTGATGCTGGCAGATTTGATGGAGTTTAGATTGTCTAAGGATGAGTAGGAGGATAAGCAATGGATAGAAAGAAAATACATGAACTTTTAGATTTAATTCTCGAGATTCAAGAGCACGGAGAAGGTAAGGATGGGTATCCGTACGTAAACATTGAATTTTTAAACTACGGGAGCAGAATACTTTTGTGCGCACAAGAAAACGGATTTGTCGAGAATGGAGATTACGATTTGTTTGACTGGATTACAACAGATGAGCAACTAGATGATGCAATCGTTTTGGCAGAAGTATTACTGGAAAAAGCAGCAGATATGGCGGGCGAATAATATGTACAAATATACAGAAGAACTGGAAGAAATAACAGATCAAGAAGCGGCTGAAAAAGACAGATATTTTAGGGTACGCAAAAGGCACTATCAGAATTATTGTGATTTTATGGAGGAAATAACAAATGGCAACATTATACGAGATTGACGAAGAGATTTTAAATTGCGTAGATCAGGAAACGGGAGAGATTATCGACCCAGAAAAGCTGGCACAGTTGCAGATGGATTTTGACAAAAAGGTAGAGGGAATTGCTCTCTGGATCAAAAACCTCTTATCTGATGCAGAAGCAATCAAGGCAGAGAAAAATAAACTGGCTGATCGCCAGCGGTCATGTGAGAACAAGGCGAGAAATCTAAAAGAATACCTGTCTGGCTACCTGTGTGGAGAGAAATTCAAAACACCAAGAGTTAGCATCTCTTATCGAAAATCAGAGAGCGTAGAGGTGCAAGACATTTCAAAACTGGATGAAGAATACTTGAAGTTCACTGATCCGGAGGTGGACAAGACCAAGGTGAAAAAGGCGCTGAAAGATGGAATTGAACTCTCTGGCGTTGTATTGGTACAGAACAATAATATTCAGATTCGGTAGGTGCAATCATGGGAAATTTGGATTTATATAACAGGGTTAGAATTGTCCCGGAAGAGGCAAAGAAGCCTATCAAAGGCGGCCGCTTGAACGGAATGACGGATATTAACCCTATGTGGAGAATCAAAGTACTTACAAGTGAATATGGTCCGTGTGGCATTGGCTGGTTTTACAAGCCTGTTAAGAAATGGACGGAGCAGGCAGGAGGTGAAACAGTTGCATTCGTAGATATCGAACTGTTTATAAAGGTAGATGGTGAGTGGTCGCAACCGATCTGTGGAACTGGGGGGAGTAAGCTATCGCAAAACGAAAGAAATGGTCTTTTTGTTTCCGATGAATGTTACAAAATGGCAACAACAGACGCTATTTCTGTAGCTTGTAAGCAACTTGGAATTGGAGCAGACGTGTACTTTGGGGCAGATAGAACTAAGTACGATTCTCCATTTGAAAGAGTGGAGCGAGTGCGAAACGAACTGAAAAAGCGCAGATGTTCAGAAGCGAATTTTATGCAGGTATATAGGTTGGATAATATTGAACAGGTGACAGATAGCCAAATCAAAGATTTTATAGCGAGAATGGAGGCGGCAAAGCATGACAGTGTGGATCAGAAGTAGAGTGCAGATGCCGAACTACGTGAAAGAAAGTATTAGATCATTGGTAAAGTCGATTTGCGATAAAGATGTCGATGTGAGTATTGCTCTGCACAAAGAATCAAAAACAGATCAGCAAAGAAAATACTTTTGGACGCTGGTAAAAGAACTCCGCAGCGTTATGAAAAACGGACAGACTGAAAACGATGTGTATTTGCATCTTTTAAGGATATACGGGACGTCAGATTTTATAAGCCTTCCGTCCGATCAGGTGCATCTTGCAAGAGCTTGTTACCGGATTGTAGAAGTACAGAACAAGAAAGAGTTTGTGAACAAGGAGAATGAGTGCATTACTGTTTGTACTTTGCGCTGCTGGAAAGGATTGAGCGAATACGATACCAACGAAGCTTGCATGTTGATAGATGGAGCGGTTGAAGAGTGCAAAAGTCTTGGTATTCCGACAGATACGCCGGATGAAATTCGCAAAATGAAAGAGTTGTGGGGGATTGAATTATAAGCATTGATTACAGTGACATGGCGTTCCCAAAGCCGAAGCGAAAGAAAAAGAAAAAAGGTCATCAAAGAGCATCCGGCAGACCAAAGAAGCTGTGGAGCATATTTACAGAAGATATGGATCACTGCATGTACACAGGAGTTTACGGAGTGGAGCGTCATCATATTTTTAGCCACACATCAAGAGAAATAGAACTTTCGGAAGATTACGGATTCATAGCTCCACGAGACCGGATCTGCATCCAAACGGAACAAGGGCAGGGGAGAATGCTTCGAAAGTTGACCGATACTTAAGAAAATGCTGCAAGGAGTATTATTTGCAGCACTACGGAACAGAAGAACAGTTCCGGCAAGAATTTCACTATGTTAGTAAGGGTTAAACCTTTGCTATAAATTGTAACCCGTTCATGGCTGCTGTGTAGTACGTCACAAATACCTTAAGTAAGCCAGATTCATTGTCTCCCGGTAACTCCGGGAGCAGAAAGGAGAATAAATGGTAATTACAATTCCGGGAAAACCCGTTGGAAAAGCAAGACCAAAATTCCGCAGAGCCGGATTTAAGGTCATTACATACACACCACCCGCAACCAAGAAATATGAAAAGGAAGTTGCGAGGATTTATAAACAAAGCGCATGCGTTCTTTATACAGAGATACCTCTGAGAGTTCGAATTTTAGCGAAATTTCCGATTCCAGAGAGCTGGTCTAAGAAGAATAAGGAGAAAGCATTAAAAGGCGAAATAAAGCCGAATAAGAAGCCGGACTTAGACAACATTGCAAAAATCATTTTGGATGGACTGAACGGAGTCGCATACACCGATGATAAGCAGGTGACCAGTCTGGAGATTGAAAAAGTGTACTCGGACACACCTTGCGTGGTGGTCTATATTGCGGAGGATGAGTGATGGCAGATAACAAGAAATACTACTATCTAAAACTGAAGGAGAACTTTTTCGATTCAGACAGCATGGTTTTATTGGAAAGCATGCAAGATGGCATTCTTTACAGCAACATTTTGATGAAAATGTATCTTAAGAGCCTTAAAAACAACGGGAAACTGGTTTTGAACGATGCAATCCCGTATAACACGCAAATGATAGCGACTGTAACACGCCATCAGGTTGGAACTGTGGAAAAAGCAATTGAGGTGTTCGAACAACTCGGACTAATAGACATATTAGATGGAGGAACTATTTACATGTCTGATATCGAACTATTTGTCGGGAAATCTTCTACTGAAGGAGACCGGAAAAGAGCAGAGAGGATGAAGTTGAAACATGTTGAAAATTTAGCACTTGGACAAATGTCCGACATTCATCCACCAGAGATAGAGATAGATATAGATATAGAGAAAGAGATAAGAGATATAGATAATATATATGATTGCGCAGAAGCGCAAAAAGCACACAAGAAACAGGTAAAGAAAGAAAAACCTACAAAGCATAAATACGGAGAGTATAACAACGTACTTTTGACAGACGATGAGCTCGACAAGCTAAAGGATAAATTTCCAGACTGGGAGGATAGGATTGAACGATTATCCGGCTACGTTGAGTCTAAAGGGGCGAAGTATAAGAGCCATTATGCAACAATCATAAACTGGGCGAGAAGAGAAGGCGGTACTGGCAGAACTGCGATAAAGAGCAGCATACCAAAGAATACAGGGTATGCACCAGAACAGGATATGAATGATCTGGATGATCTATTTTAGAGGTGAAGTAACATGAGCATAGAAACAGCAATGGATAAAATGGCAGACGGGATCAGTGCAAGAGTCCCTGTATCCGAAAATGAATATATGGGGGAAGACGGTCTTCTGCACTGTGGGATTTGCAAGAAGAATGTGCAGACGAAAATAAAGTTCCTCGGCAAAGAAAAAACGGTGCGTTGTATATGCGATTGTAAGCGGAAAGAGTTGGAAGCGTTTGAGGAAAAAGAACGACAGCAAGAGAAAGAACGAAAGAGAAAAAGCTGCTTTGCGGAAACGAATATGGCAGCATGGACTTTCGAAAACGATGACAGGAAGAATGCGAAGATCTCTGACGCAATGATCCGGTATGCAGAACGATTTCCAGACTTCAGGAAAATGGGTAAGGGACTCCTGCTTTACGGAAGTGTTGGGACAGGCAAAACGTATTATGCAGCTTGTATTGCAAATAAGCTGATCGATGATGGATACAGTGTAGTGATGACAAATTTTGCACGTCTTACGAATACCATACAGGGTAAATTTGATGGAAAGCAAGAGTTTATTGACAGCCTAAACAGGTACAGCCTGCTGATTATTGATGATCTTGGAGCGGAGAGAAAATCAGAATTTATGCAAGAAATGGTATTTAACATTATTGACAGCAGATACAGGTCTGGTTTGCCTTTTATTATCACAACAAATCTGACAGCAGAAGAGATTAAAAAGAATCAGGATATCGGATATTCGAGGATTTATGACCGAATTCTGGAAAGATGCTTCCCAGTAGCTGTAACGGGAGACAGCAGAAGAAGACGGAAAGTGAAAGACACGTTCTTGGATGTAAAAGAAAAGCTAGGATTGTAGGTGATGAAATGGGAATGCCAACAGGGAAAATAAGAAAAAAGTGCAAAACTTGCGTATACAGAATGAGCAAGCATGAACAGGGATTTATGCACGGGAATTGTAATTATATTTGCATAACAGGCAAAATTCGCGGATGTGATGTGGAAAATTGCGATAAATACATAAACGGAAAAAGAAAAGAGGAAAAAGATTGGTGCGTAGAAAATCAAAACATGGAAACATGAATAAATTTATGTACAGCAGCACAAAGCGGAAGAGAAGGAATAGGGTGAGAGGGAAATGAATAAAAGAAAGTTGTACAAGCCATATACAAAAGATATTGAAAAAATGATCGAAAACGGCTTTAATATCCAGAACATCTATGCAGCAATAAGCGAAGAGAGCGGAATCGATGCAAGTATTGAAACGTTCAAAAACTTCCTGAAAGACAATGATATGCTGCCTGAGTCAAAGAAACAGGAAACTTCGGTCAAGGATATCTTCGGCAACATTGCAAATTACATGGAGTTTCACGAGGGCTGGGTGCGGACCAGTTGCCGGCTCAACAGGGCGATGTCGAATCCAAACCGGATATTAATGCGGAGGTATTTACAGTAGCTATGAAAAAAAAGAAAGAGAAACCAAAGAAAAATGAAGTACATATCTGCTCTTCCTGCGGACGGGAAATTATCGGAGATTTTGAGTATGTAAAGACAAAGAGAGGGACGGAATTGTATTTCTGCAAAGATATGAGGTGTAAACATGGGAAAAGTTGATGATTATACAGCTGGCAGATCACAGGGATTGATTCTAGCAAGGGAGATTGTGAAAAAAGACGGTATTGATGGACTGGAAAAAGAAATCCAGTTCCGGAATATCACAGGAATAAATACAGCATTAACCAGAAAAGAACTAAACATTGCCTGTGAGAAAATCAAAAACATGACACTGGACACAATGATGGTGATCGCAGTCGCAACGCTGCATGATGAGTTCGGTTTTGCTGGGAAACGGTGCAAGAGATTTATCGACCGAATGAACCTGAAAGCAGAGTGTCTGGTGGACGATATGGCAACATGGGACGAATACACAAAGATGATTAAAGATGAGATCGGAATCGAGATGACGATACGGAGGAATGACTAATGCCAAAAACAGAAGAAACATGGATGGACGGGATCACTACAGAAATGATGGAGCATATCTGCGACAACCTGTGCAAGTATCCAGATCAGCTAAGCGGCGAAGCACTGGAAGATAAATGTGCAGAATGCAAGATGGGACGGTTTGTGTGCGATATTTTGAACCAGTACAACAAGATTAATGATTTTGCAAACAGCCAGTGCGCGAAGTTGATGTGTGAGATGCATGAGCTGAAAGAACGAGATACGGCAAAGAAGCCGAATATAATGGACTACATACTTGGTGACATTAACTTTAAATGCCCTACGTGCAAAAGTGAATATATTTGCGAAAAAGGTTATGAACATTTTTATTGCCCGAATTGCGGTCAGAAAATTAAATGGAGTGAGTAACATGGAAGAAATTAGAGTCGGAGACATAGTGATGTGCGTTGAATATCCAGGTAATCCATGCGGAATAGTGGTTAAACAGTATCGTCCGACAGCATGCGGACAGCAGACAATGATTAAATGCAATGACGGGCGGTTATTCCACGCACCAACAAGTGATTTTAGAAAGATAAGGTAATTGGAAGGAGCGAGGAATAATCATGATGGGAAGATGCAAATTAACAAGTATATGCGGACACGATTATTGCTGCATAGAATGTCCAGAAAACGAAGTGTGCAAAGAGCAGTGCGCAAGAATGGACCGGTATGAGTATTGTGTGGAGTGTCCGGAATATGAGGAGGAGTAGTGATGAAAAAAATATGATATTTTAATTGCGAAATTGTATGCGTGCTGCGGAAATCAAGAAGAGTTTCCATGCGAGCCGATTACCATTGATACTAATAAAATGAGCGAGTTATTGGAAGGTGTATTTATAAAAGCAGGATTGTTGGAGGTGGAGTGATGAACGCATTAGAGAAAATCGTGGAAGAAATCGAGTCCATGAAAAATGATGCCTACGAAACGCTGAAAGAAGAAAGGAAAAGACACGGAGCGAGCAAAACAGCAGAAGAGCTGGAAAGCTATCTTTATGGCTTGACCTGTGCAGTGGATGTTATAGAGAAGTATGCAGATAAGGAGAATGTGGAATGAACGTATTAGAGAAGATTTTGGAAGAGATAAAGGGACTGATCGAAAAGCACAAAAATAAAGCCTATGAATTGGTGGCACGAGAACCCTTGACCCAGTGCTATACCGAGGCTGATATTGAACAAATAAAAGTGCATGAACTTGCGGTTGTGAGAGATATCATCCGCAAGCACATGGATAACAATAATTTGCACGAGAAATGCAGCCGGAGAAAATGGTATCAGATAGGATATAAAGATGGAAAGAATGACGGCTGGATTCCGGTGGAGGAAAGGATGCCTACAAAAGAAGAATTTCTTAAAGATGATGGCAGATTCATTCTCGATGATGGGAACAGACGATATCAGGGCTTGTTTGATGTTTATGATGGCAAGTTTAAATTTTCAAGGCATATAAGCGGAATCCATTATGAACTGTTTGAGGATAAATGTGTTATCGCATGGCAGCCACTACCAGAACCATACAAGGAGGAATAACATGGACATTTTAATCACAATCGCATTCCTAGCCCTGTACTATATCCTGGGGCTTGGGACAGTGATTACTTTGAAAACAGGAATCGAAGAGGATGTAAAAATAGAAGGCGCGGATTACCTGATGGCTGCGGGATTCCCGATACTGCTATTTGTGGTGTTTTTGGATTGGATAGCTCGAAAGATAGTGAGGTAGGAAATATGAGAAAATTTAACTGGGATGAATTTAAAAATGAAGAAAATAAGATTGCGGTGCACTGCAAGACCGAGGAAGAGGCGAAAGACTTTTGCAAGAGAATGCATGAGCATGGGATGAAGTGGTGTTCAGGCAAAAGCTACCTGAAAGAGATAAATTACGAATCCTGCGAAGAAGAAACATGTTATATCAAAGGAGAGTTTTCGCCGTATCAGTACTATAAAAGCAATGGGTATGAAATCTTAGAATGGAGTGATTACACGAACAAAGAATTTACGAAAGCAGATTTGAGAGATGGGATGGTAGTGAAACATCGAAATGGTGACAAGAAAATGGTGATAAGCGAAGCATTAATCGGAGAAGATGGATATTCGGATCGAAACTGCTTTCGAGAAGATTTGACATACAGATATTTTAAAGATCTCGATATTGTTGGTGTCTACGCAATCAAAGAATATAGCAACTTTGCAGATATGCTTTCGGACTATAATTTAGAACTCATCTGGGAGCGCAAAGAACCAAAGAAAATGACTGTGGAGGAAATGCGGAAGAAGTTGGAAGAGTTGACCGGGGAGCAGATTGAGGTGACGGCATGACCAGAGAGACTATGAAGCGCAGAAGGGAGACAGCAGACACCGTGAGAAAGATAGAAGCATACAAGATGGCAACGAGAAAGCCCTGTGAGACAGCTTTAAAGCAAAAGGGGCATAAAGCCTTTAAGTGCGACTTTAAAAGCCGCGAGAGGACGAATAAGGACGCTGTGGAGTACATAGCAGAGAAATACAACATAAAAGATCCTGTTCCGGGAGGTGATAGAGTTGGACAAGAACGTGATTTATGAGTACATAGATGCAAAAGAATTGGTAAAAGAGACAGAGGAAGATATCAGGCGGCACAGAAGAAAGACGATCGTACAGGACAAGGTGACGGGCAGTAATCCAGAGTTTCCGTATCAGCCACAGAGCTTTAATATCTCTGGATGTATAGAGAGCGCAGTGAACATAGACGAAGAGGAACGGTTGTTGGAAGAACGAAAGCTGAACGCAAAGCGGATTAAAGTAAAAGCAGAGCGAGTAATCAATAAAGCTCCGGTAAGGATGCAGCGGATTATCCGGTTCAAGGTGATGCAAGGACTGACATGGGATGAAGTAGCTGCGAAGATGAAAGGAAATTGCACAGGGGAAAGCGCAAGGAAAGAATTTCAGAGGTGGATGAAAGAAAAATAAAGTTTGTCCGTTTTGTCCACATTGTCCGCTTTAAATAATATATAGTATAACATGGAGTTAGAAGAAAGACTCCAAAAGCTTTCCAAACAACATTCGGAACACCGCCGGACTTTCACCCTTTCTCGTCTGGCGGTGTTTTTATGCCGTGGCAAATGTAGGGCAGACAGGTTCGACTCCTGTACACGGCTTCGGATGTAAAGTAGCGGCTGGTAGACGGCCCTTAAATGATTAAGCGCGCGATCGGCTTTGCATCTGATTGGTACCAATAGCAGGTATCCGCAGATCTGCAAAACAAACAAAAATAGATTCAGCAATCTATATTTAGTGTCAGTACCCGAGTGCGGATAGGGTAAAGGATGTCAGACGGCATCCTACGGGTGTATAGCTCAGTTGGTAGAGCAATCGGCTGTTAACCGATGTGTCGCAGGTTCGAGTCCTGCTATACCCGTTGTGGACTACTGCAAGGTTCCTCCTTTTTTCTTATAAATTTTGATTGTGTTTTTGGTTATTTTGGTTTTTGTTGGCGTTATTAATTCTTTCAGCAGTAGTCCTAAATTCTTAGCATCCAGAGATGGGTGCTTTTATTATGCTTAAAATTAACAGATTGGAAGGTGGTGAAGTGGCAGGTTATGATAACATAAAAGATCGTGGATTTGATAAACGAACAACGGGGGAACTACGAATAATTACTTCTAAAGGTGGTAAAGCAAGCGGCGAAGCAAGAAGAAGGAAAGCAAATTTTCGGAAAACGCTGAACATGCTGCTTACCGCCGAAATAGATAGTCCTGAATGGAAGCCGGTTCTGGAGTCACTTGGTGTTGAGTGCACTCTGGAATCGGCTCTTTTGATGGCACAGATCAAAGAAGCGTTGGGCGGAAATACACAGGCAGCTACATTCGTAGCGAAGTATGCGGGGCAATCACCGGAACCGGATGAGAACAGACGCAACCGAGAAGCAGATACAGAATTGAAACGGGCAAACGCAGATAAGCTGAACCGAGATTGCAGTAGTGAAGATGAAACGGAAGGAGTAGAGATTATCAATGATGCAGACAAAGAAACAGGTTAGAATATCAGATCTGATCATTCCGAAATATCTGCCTTTATTTAATGATAAACAGCATAAACATATTATCCTGACATCTGGCCGTGCCGGTACAAAATCCAGTTATGCAGGAGTCAGAGGAATCTTCCAGTTGGTGGATGATGCGAATGGTTCAGCAGTAGTTCTTCGTAAGCATCACAATAAGCTGCGGAAAACAGTGTACAAAGAAATGCTCCGGGGCATTAACCGGCTAGAAATCCCCAAGTCATATTTCAAGATCGGAAAATCACCGATGGAGATTACATATAAAAAGCACAATACAACGATGTATTTCTCCGGTTCTGATGGAATTGACGATACCAAAGGTATCATCGATGAGGACAAGCCGATAAAGCTTGTAGTGCTGGATGAGCTGACAGAGTTCTTTGATGACGGGGAAGGGGAAGATGAACTGGCGAATATAGAAGCAACGTTCGTCCGTGGAAACAAAGCTGGTTTCCAGATGATCTATCTTTACAATCCGCCGAAGAATCCGAATGCTCCGATCAACCTCTGGTGCAAGAAGATGGAAGAGCGGGAGGACTGCATCCATATTCACACAAGCTATAAAGATGTTCCGGTTGATTGGTTGGGACAGGATCTGATTGATTCTGCAGAAGCTATGATGCGAGCTGATATCAAGATGTACCGGTGGACATGGTTAGGAGAGCCTACGGGAGTTGATGATCTGATCTACTATATGTTTTCAGCAGAGAAGCATATTTATCAGCCGGAAGATTACATTGAGGAAGAGAAACGAAGCATTGGGGAGATTGGAATCGGAGTGGACTACGGTCAACAGAATGCAACAGTCTATGAAGCTTTCGGCATTGACTATCAAAATCAAGTCCTGCGTGGAATCGATGAGTACTACTATTCCGGGCGAGAAAGTGGAACACAGAAATCTCCTTCGGAGTATGCACAGGATATGAAAACATTCTGCGACAAGATAGAAAAGGAGTATGACCGTGTAGTCAGCTACATATTCGTGGATCCATCGGCAGCAGGTCTGATTGAGGAAATACGGAGAGTCATCCCCCATATACCGGTTATACCGGCGCAGAATGATGTCAAGTTGGGGATCAGCCGTGTGCAGAAGTTGTTGTCTTTCGGAAGAATGATCGTCAGCGAGAAACAGAAGATGCTGATAAAGGAGTTTGGACTTTATCAGTACAATACAGATGGAATTAAAAAAGGTGTTGAGATTCCAGTAAAAGAGAACGATCATGCGCTTGATGGAACACGCTATTTATGCGTCGGAATGTGGAACCAGATTAAATTTATGTTGCCAATATCAGAAAGAGGTGAGGAACGTTGATACAGTATGAAACTATAAAACAGGCAATGGGAGTGGATGTTGCGGTATCCCAGAGAATGGCACAGGCAATCTATCGTTGGTCGAAGATGTATATCAACGAATCCTCCTGGTTGAATGATGATGTAAAGGGACTAAACCTCCCGGCAGCAATCTGCTCCGAAATAGCAAGACTGGTGACAATGGAATCCAGCATCAATATTACGGGCGGAAGCAAAGCTGAAATGATTAAAGAGGGGATACAGCCATTTCTAAATGAGATTTCAAACTACACAGAATTTGCCTGCAGTACAGGCGGTGTGGTCTTTAAACCGTATTTATCCCAGAAAGGGATTGAAATAGATGTGGTGAGAGCCGGTGACTTCTATCCGGTAGAATTTAACAGCGCAGGAGAGATTACAGCGGCTATCTTCCCAGAGTTTAAGCGTGTTGGAAAGAATCTTTATACAAGGCTTGAATATCATGCATTGTATGGAAGCAGGTATAGCATTGTAAACAAAGCGTTTATCAGCAAGAAAGCAATGGTAAAAACGGATGATATCGTAAATCTCGGACAGGAGATCAATCTGGAAGAAGTACCGGAATGGTCAGATATTGCCCCTTATGTCGAGTTTCAGAATGCGGACAGGATGCTGTTTTCTTACTTCAAAATTCCATTGGCAAACAATACAGACATCCATTCTCCTCTTGGTGTATCGATCTATGCAAGAGCCGTGAATCAGATCAGGGATGCTGATGAGCAGTATGGAGCAGTGTTGTGGGAATACAAATCAAAGGAAACTGCGATTCAGGCAGCAGACGAATTCTTTCGGAAGAATCGACAGGGAGAAGTTATCCTGCCAAAAGGAAAAGAGCGTCTTTACCGGGCAATGGGGCCGAATGTGATGAGTAGGGATGGAAATCCTTTTTTTAATGCGTATTCGCCGGAGATCCGGGATGAGAGCTTTTTCAACGGGTACAACAGGATTATACAGAAAGTAGAGTTTAACTGTGGTCTTGCTTATGGAACTCTTTCAGATCCACAGGTAGTGGATAAGACAGCAGAAGAAATTAAGGCCAGTAAGCAACGCTCTTACGCGACGGTAAAATCTATTCAGAATAGCCTTGGGAACGCACTTGAGAATCTTGTATCAGCAGTGGAAGTGTGGATGTCACTGGGAGGCATTGCCACAGAGGGAAAGGTGGAGGTATCCTGCAGTTGGGATGACTCCCTTGTAACAGACAAGAAATATGAGACGGAACAGCTTCGGGCTGATTTTAGTATGGGAGTTGTTGGTCCTGTAGAGTACCGGATGAAGCGTTTCGGTGAAACGGAAGAGCAGGCGATCAAGATGCTGAAACAGGCATCACAATTTAGCCAGGAAGATACAATGGAATAGGGTGTGAGGATATGCAGCCAAAGGAAATGGAGCACCTGCCACTGCAGCTTGAAAAGATGTTTCTTGAATTACAGAACCGCATTATGAGAGATGTAGTCAGGAGGATTAAAAAGACAGGTGGAATTACATCTACAGCGGACTATCAGTTGAACAGAATACAGATCATTGGAAATTCTACGGAGTTCATTGAATCGGAAATCAAACGTCTTTCAGGGCTTACTGATCCGGAGCTATGGGAGATTTATGATACTGTAATCGAAAAGGATTACACCAGGGCGAAAGAAATTTACGAACAGGTAAATGCCAATTTTACACCTTATGAAGATAATGAGCAGATGCAGACATGGGCGAAAGCAATTCTAAGCCAGACAAAACATGAAATCCAGAATATCACACGATCGATGGGATTTGCTTTGGATTACGGAGGAAAGAAAGTATTCACTCCATTTTCGGAGTATTATCAGAAGTATCTTGATCGTGCATGTATGGATATTGTAACCGGAGCATTCGACTACAATACCGTTCTCAGGCGTGTAGTAAAGGAAATGACAGCTAGTGGAATACGGACAGTAAATTATGCGTCAGGATATGGAAATCGGGCCCCTGTGGCGGTTAGACGAGCTGTCATGACGGGGGTGCATCAACTTGCTGCACAGATTAATGAGCAGGTGGCAAAGGATTTGGGAACAGATACCTACGAAGTAACGTGGCATGCCGGGCATAGACCTTCTCACTGGTGGGGAGGGAATGTGTACACAAAGCAGCAGTTAATCTCGATCTGTCGTTTGGGAGAGGTAGATGGTCTGTGCGGAGCTAACTGTAAGCATAGTTACTTCGCGTTCGTAGACGGTGTGTCTGTCAGAACGTACACACCGGAACAATTGAGGGAAATGGAAGCAAATGAACAGGTCGCAAGGTCTTATCAGGGAAAATCATATAACGCCTATGAAGCTCAGCAGCGGCAGAGAGCACTTGAAACCAGAATGAGAAAGCAGAGAAGTGACATTGATCTTCTAAAAAAAGGAAAAGCCAGCCAGTTGGACATACAGGCAGCCCAAGCAAAGTATCTGAACACACTCCGGGAATACCAGGGGTTTTCTAAAAAGATGGAGCTTCCAGAGCAGATGCAGAGAGTGTATATGGATGGGCTTGGAAGAGTGTTGCTGGGAAGAATATTTGAGTCAAGAATTTCTAATATAAAAAAGAAGACAGCAGAAAAAATATTCGATGTAGAGATTACAAAAGAAATGGATACAGTACTCGCAGCTAACTTATACAAAAATCTTAATAAGTCAAATGTTGGAAAGACAGTTCTTGATTTTATTAAAACGAATCATATTTCCGTTAACGTATATTATAGCAGAAATACAATTTCAGAAACGGGACTGGAAGGACTGTATGGATCATGTATTGGAAATCATATCTATATCAATGGGGTGGAAACACAAAGCATACGGAAGACGGCGGAAACGATTATCCATGAAGCAACGCATATCCGATTGGATATAGGTGGAGATCAACACGCAGAAGCTGTTTGTGACTATTTTGCTGAATTACATACGAAAGGTAAATTGACGGGACAAGACATTAGGAATATAATAAAATCAGTAAAAGGAAGATATTCAGATCGTGAATGGAGGCTAAAGTAATGACACCAAAAGAAATTGGAATGATGATAAAGGCGTTACGGGATGGAAAAGAAGTAATTTGTCCGGAATGTAAAACAGGTAAAATCATTACACCTTATAATCCAAAAACAAGTACATATTTCAATTGTACAACCTGTAATTTTAAGATTCATATGGAACCGGCGGAAAAGAGATGATACCATTCATTCTTAATTGAGTGAGTGGTATTTTTATGCCAATTTCAAAAAATAAAAACAATAAATTTAGCATCTATCCAGTGTGGTAGGTGCTATTTTTATACGCTGCCCTCAATTTTGGGGACAGTATTTGTCCGATCAACCCTCAAGACATTTAAACTGCGGGAAAATATCCCCTGTGGCATGGGAGAATAACTGCCACGGCCAGCGGAGACACCGCGATAATAAACAGTGGTCAAAGAAAGGAATAAAGATGCAGTTAAGAGACGTATTAGGAGAAGAGCTTTTCGGACAGGTAGATGCAAAGATTCAGGAGCATAACAACGGAATCGAGGATAAGCTGAAGCATGTCAGATTCGTTGATTTATCAGATGGCGGCTATATCAGCAAGGAAAAGTACCAGAGCCTTGAGACGAGAGCCAATGGACTGGAGACGCAGCTCGGCGAAGCAAACACTACGATTAAGTCTTACAAGGACATGGATATTGACGGAATCAAGCAGTCTGCTGCTGACTGGGAGAAAAAGTACAACGAAGACACAAAAGCACTAAATGATCAGATTGAATCAGACCGAAAGATGTTTGCAGCAGAGAGGTTTTTGGACACGCAGAAGATTAAATCTCCTTTATCCAGAAAGACAATCTTACATGAGTTTCTGGAACAGAAGATGGAGTTTAAAGACGGTGCTTTTGTTGGTGCAGATGAGTACATGAAAGGCGTCAAAGAGAAATATCCGGATGAGTTCGAACAGGAAGAACCGGACGGTGGAAAAAAGACATGGGTAAGAGGTACTCATGGAACCTACAGACCGGAGACAAAATCCGAAGAAGAGGCTTATCTCACAAGGAAATACGGAAACAACAAATACGCGAAATAGAAAAGGAGAATAAAAGAGTATGGAATATGGTGGATATAACGTAAGCGAAAAATACAGTTCAATCGTTGCACCAAATTTTTATTTTGATGCAATTTTTCAGCCGGGGATGACATTTAATGATCAGTATCAGGGTGATGCTGAAGGAGCGGGAGCAGTAAAAGTGTTCCGTTTAGCTGCCAAGGCGGCAAAAGACCCAAAACAGCCGGCATCCGACTTCGAACACGGAAAAGCAGACAATGATCTGATTCCAGTGTTAATGAATAACCTGCAGCAGGAATCAACGAAGATTTATAACGTACAGGCAAGCGCTGTGCCGTTTGACATGGCTGATGCGCATCTTTCCCAGTCTACACAGGTTTGCAAAGAGGGATGGCAGCAGTCCGGTCTTGCATGTCTTGCACATGAAGGAACGGCAATGCAAGATACAGAAGCAATTACCGCTTCCAATATCATCAATAAGGTGATTGCAGGAAGAAAAACAATCCGTAAGCAGAAAGCGTCTGCGAATGTGGTTATGGCATCTGTTGAGACCTACAGTACGATGCTGGAAGTTGCAGGAGATAAATTCATTCCTGTTAAGAATGATGAGATCATCCGCACCGGACAGATGGGATATTACCTTGGAATGTTGTGGGTAGAGTGTAATATGCTCGACTTGACAGCAGCTGCAAAATACTACGATTATGCAGGAAGTCTACAGACAGAAGATCTGTCAAAAGTAGAGTATATCATGTATGACTGGAGAGGACTGCATATCATTGACCTGTTATCTATGGCAAGACTGAAAGACTCTGAGAACTTCAACGGAACTCTTGCACAGGTGGAAATCTGTACCGGATACCGTCTTGGAGATAAGAACTACGCAGTTGTAAAAAAAAAGGCCTAGATGACGATTTGGCACAAGTAGGAACTGCGAAAGTCGGAAAGGCAAAAGTAGGTAAAACAAAATAAGAGACGGAGGTAATAATAATGGCATATACACCAACTACATGGAATAATGATGACGTTATTACAGCAGAGAAACTGAATAAGTTAGAGCAGGGCGTAAAGAATGAGCAGGTTGGACCAGCAGGACCAGCAGGACCAGCAGGAGCAGTAGGACCAGCAGGACCAGCAGGACCAGCAGGAGCAGTAGGACCAGCAGGACCAGCAGGACCAAGTTACACTCTTCCAGCGGCGAACAAAACAACGCTGGGCGGTGTGAAACAGATGGCTTTGATTGCAGATTTGTCCACAGAAACAGCAACTGACCTGAAAGATAAAATCAATGCGATTCTTGCGGGGATGAAAAAACAGGGTATCATGGCGAATTCGTAAGGAGGAATAGGCGTTGATACGTGTAGATTTTCAGTTTTACGTAGAAGAATACAATGGAATTATAATCGAGGACGAACGGTCATTGAAACAGCCGATCTTGAAAGCTAACACCTATCTGAATCAAGTGATGCATTTACAGCCGAGTGAGAACGATATGGAGTTAGTGAAGCTTTGCCTGTGTGAACTTTCTGACATGATCTATCAGGATGATATGAACCGAATGGAACATGGAGGAAGGGAAGTGCAGTCGGAAAACACAGATGGATATTCCGTGAATTACGCGACTGAAGCGGAGGCGGGGAAGATTGCAGTAGACGCTCTGCAAACGAAAATCTACGCGGTCATCCGCCGTTATCTAGCGCATACAGGACTGCTTTATCTGGGGGTGAATGTCAATGCTTACGAATGCTAAGATTACGATTTTTAATCAGTGGCCAGATCGGGAGAATAGGAAGATGGTGTTTATTCCTCACGTCATCCCTAAGGTCTGGTTTCACACAAACCAGAAAAGTACCGTAGGGGAAAATGGATTGAGAAGCGCGGATGAGTATCAGATTCGGATTCCGTATACAGAATGCGCTGATTGGATCACGCCGGATGCGTTTAACCGATTAACAGCAGTGTATGGGAAATGGACTGTGCGGAATGGTGATTTCTTTATCCTTGGAGAATGGGATGGAGAAAATGTCACAGGGATAGAAAATATCAGGAAAAGGTTCTCTGGAACGATTGGGAAAGTACTTAGTCATTCCGAGAACTTTTTTGGTTCTTCTAAGCATATCAGGATAGGTGGTGGTTCTTAATGGCAAAGATCAGGCTTGATATAGATCCGGTAGATAAAATTTTATTGAAGAGAAGTCTCAATAAGAACGGAGCAGGGCAGAAGTTCTTCACCCATGAAGTAAGACAGCTGTCCACACCTTATGTGCCGAGATTAAGCGGAAACCTGTCAATGGACAGTGTGACAGAAACAGCATCCTCTATTATCTATGACACTCCTTATGCAAGGCGGCAGTACTACGAGAATAAAGGAAAGAACAGAACAAAGCACGCTCGCGCCGGTAGCCACTGGACAGAGCGTATGTGGGCGGATCGCGGGAAAGAAATTGTACAGTCTGTTGCGAAATATTGTGGAGGTAAGGCGAAATGAGCATAACAAACCAAGTGGCGGAGTTTATTGCCGGGTGCCCGTTTCTGCAGGAGTTTCAGGAGATGTTCCCTGTTGTGAATGTAGATATGTTGGAGGAAGATGTGACTGCATACAGTATTGAAAGTACGCCAGCAGAACCAATTTTAAAGCGGTACGCAAACGGCGATACTGTCAGACAGTATGTATTTTCGTTATGTTCCAGAGTGCTTTACGGAGACGAAGAAAACAGGGACACTTCGGAATTCTATGAAAAATTTGCAGACTGGCTGGATGAGTGTACAAAAGTAGAAAACTTGCCGGAATTGACAGGAAAACTGCAGAGTAAATCTATTCGAGCAACAACAGACGGATATCTGTACGATGCACAGGAAACAAAGTGCCAGTACAGGATACAATGTCAATTTATTTATTATAAACGGAGGTAACAAAGGTATGAAAATGAATATTCAGTTTTTTGCAGCAGCAGGCGAGACTGGTGTTGTAGGTAGATGGCAGCATCCGGGATATCTGGATGTTTCAAAAGATCTGAGTGAAACTTATGAGCTTCTTGGATTTGGAGTGACTCAGTTGGACGATTCTCCATCTGCACAGACATCTTCCAAAAGATATGTTAATCAGAAATCAGCAACACAGAGAATCGGCTCTTATGAATGGACGGCACCATTGGAGTTCGACCTGATCCGCTCCGAAAAAGCGATCGAATTTATTGCGGATATCGGAGAAAATGAAAAGACCGGGTCAGATGCAGAAACTTATTATGTGAAGGTGTTCATGGAAAAGCCTGTGGAAGAACAGGAGAATAAGTTTTATGCAAAGAGAAGAAAAGTAGCCATCGAGGTGTCAGATTTCTCGGACAACGATGGTGAGATTCAGGGATCTGGAAATTTACTTGGTGTATCGGATTGGGAAGATGGACAGTTTGATACATATACAAAGAAATTTACGGTGGGGGGAGTATAATCCCCGCCGATAATGCCTTGGTTGGCGTGGGAGTAGTAGGTAAGGCGAGAATTGGAAAAGGAAGGAGCGCAAGAACATGATTATCAATGGAGTAGAATTGGAATTCAACCTGTATGATCTGGAGAATCCAGAGCTGAAAGAGCGATATGGAGCTGAATTGGAGAAGATGAAACACGTTGCAGAAGAGCTGCCAGAAGGAACAGAGCTGGAACAGAATAGATTTCTGTGCGGCAGAGTGAAGCAGATGTTTGATTCTGTATTCGGAGAGGGTACAGGTAATCGTGTGTGTGGAAAAGGAAATGATTTGCTTGCTTGTATGACAGTTTATGAGCAGTTGGTCACAGAGCAGATCAGACAGGACAATCAGTACAATGAGATTATGGGGAGATTGGAAATGCTATCAAAGGGAAATGCTCTTGTAGAAAAATGATGAATCTCTTAATAGAAAAATTTCCAGAGTTTTTGATCGTGAATGGTGTGGAGTGTCCTGTAAAATGGGATTTCCGCACTGTTTTAAAATGCAATGAAATCATAGAAAGTGCAGAAGAATTGACGGGAGATTCCTTGCTGAAAGTGTTGCTGCTGTTCTACAGAGATTGTGATTATTTCACAGAAGAACACGTGGATCAGATGTTTTGGTTCTTTTCCTGTGGCAAGGAGCAGTCAAAGAAGAAATTCCCGCGGAAGATCGCAGGGGTCAATGATAAGCAACCGTTTGACTTTCAAGAGGATGCAGGACTGATCTATGCCGGTTTCATCCAGCAGTACGGAATTGACTTGCAGGCAGAAGAGATGCACTGGTGGAAGTTTATGCTGCTTCTGGAGAATCTGGGAGAAGATACCAGGCTGTCAAAGGTTATTGAGTACCGTACAATGGACGTGTCGAATAAGAACCTCTCAAAAGAGGAAAGAGAGTTCTACCGGGCAATGCAGAAGTATTACGGTCTGGAACAGGCACCCGCTATGGATGATCGGACAAGACAGATTGAAGATGCGCTTCTCAATGGCGGCGATGTGAGTGAATTGCTTCGTACGAAAAACGTACGAACGTAGAGAGTGTGTGTAAAGGTGTGGCGAAGTGCTGCACCTTATTTTAATACTTAAAAAAAACAGATAGTGTCAAATTGACACTGACGAGATTCAGCGAAAGGATTGAAAATATGTTAGTAGAAGTAAAAAGAGTGAATAAAATGGAAATGACAGTTGTATCAAGCTTGGATGTATCAGATACATTTGACAAGAATCATCGAGATGTAATGGAGTCTATAAGGAATATAGAGTCTACTATAAGTACAGCGGAATTTTCCGCTCTATTTTATTTGGATTCTTACAAGGCATCCAATGGAAAAATGAATCCCATGTATCTTATGACAAGAGACGGCTTTACTCTTTTGGCAATGGGTTACACGGGGGCGAAAGCTATGAAGTTCAAACTTGCCTACATCAAGCAATTCAATGCTATGGAAAAAATCCTACAAGGCAAACTTGTTGAACGAGAAAAAGGAATTGCTGTCAGGCAATCACTTACAAAAGCACTGCAACAGTCCACAGAGAATGAGCGGATGCACGGACATGCTTACTCTACTTACACCAACTGTATTTATAAAGTATTGTTCGGAGTAAATGCAAAGCAACTTCGTGAGAATCTTGGAATTGGAAAGAAGGACAATTTGAGAGACTATCTTTCAGCAGAAGATTTAAAAGTAATTCAGTCAATGGAATGTCTGGTAAGTGGACTTGTAGACTGTGGATGGGGATACGATCAAATCAAGGAGTTTATACAGAAAAATAATACAATGCAGATTGCAGCGTAACCCCCCCTCTCAAATTGAGCGGGGGTTCAAACTGAGCATCCGTTAAAGTGGTGGTCACAGACTGAGACCCCCTGTAATTGAAGTTGGTGCGTCCATTCTTGGACTCTCCTGTTTCGCCCACAAGTGGGCGAAGAAAATAGAGCTTGTCTATTTGGGATTCGGATCGTCTTTTATGACGAACCGTATATTTGTACCGACGAAATTCGTCATCACATGACGGAGCAAGGATGCGCTTTCCCCAGCTGTGGGGAAGGATAATCCATAATCGGATTCTCCATTGTCAGAAGTGGCAACACATTATTTTGGGATGAGTTCAAGATTGAGCCGATTGAATTTCCATATTCCATTCCATCCTTGCGATTCCACAACCCTCACGGTATAATGAGTATGTGGTAAAGCGTATAGGGTAGGAGGAAGGTTATGAAGAGAGTACTAAGTGTCTTGCTGGCAGCAGTTCTTTGTGTGGGGATGCTGACAGGATGTGGGGAGAAGAAAGATGCTGGTGAGGTGGAGAGCAAAAAGGAAGAAGAAAGCGAAATTGAGTTACCTTTTGACAGAACTTTTGATGATGCGCACGAAGTATTGGCCACACTACAAGCAGGAGGAAAATGCAACTTTACATCCTCTGGTGTAAGTACTTTGGATGATGGTGGAAAATTAGAAACATTGGTTGATAGCTCTAATGGAAGTTTTATGACGTTAATTGGGAATGAAAACAGCAACATAACAATAGTATCTACCACAGCAAAGGATGAAACGACTTTTGTTGGCGTAGGGATTATGGCGTTAATGATAACAGATGTATTATCTGCTGATTTGGGAGATTTTTTGACATACTTATCAGCAGAAAATTTAAAGAATATGGGAACAGATATCGGAGACTCAAAGCATGAAGTGATAGAAGGTGTTACTTACTTTCTGACTAAATCTGGAACAGATCCAGATTATGAGTATAGACTGCAAGTAGAAAGAGACGATGAAACAAAAGAAGATTACGAGCAATACTTGAAGGAAAAAGCGATAGCAGATCAGTTTAAAGCAACTCCAGAGAGCGAAGTAGAGGAGCCGGTTGGATATCAAACCGGAATGTACAAAATAGGTACAGACATGCCGGCGGGAGAATATCTTATCACATCTTCTGGCGGCTATTATGCAGTGACAGCCGATTCCAGCGGAAGTTTGGAATCAATCATCAGCAATGACAATTATAGGAATAGAGCCTATGTTACAGTACAAGACGGACAGTATTTCCAGTTTGACGGAACGGCAGTTCCCGTCAGTGAGGCGGCTGCATTCACTCCGGTTAATGGTACATATCCAGATGGAATGTATCTTGTAGGAAAAGATATTCCGGCAGGAGAGTATAAAGTATCAGCTGCGAATGGCGGCTATTATGAAGTTACCGCTAACTCAACAGGAGATTTAGGAACGATAATTGCAAATGACAACTTCGAAGGAGAAGTGTATTTGACAGTACAGGATGGACAGTATTTAAAATTAAGCAGAGCGCAGATCGTTGCACAGTAAGTATAGAAAAAGCACACAATGACTTGATAAAAGATATTCGTAGATATTGCAAACAACTTTCACTGGGGAAAATTCCTCAGTCAGATTTTTTCACAGAATCAACTTATGTAAATGGTAGAGGAAAAGAGTATCCTTGCTACAATGTCACTAAGAAAGGTTGTGAATTTATCGCTCACAAGTTGACCGGATTAAAAGGTACAGAGTTCACAGCGAAGTACATCAACCGTTTTCACGATATGGAAGATACGATTCGAGAAGGTATTCCGTTAAAGAAGAAACCTACTCACAAAGAAAAACTCCCATCTGTCAACCAGATGGTTAAGAACATCAAAGGTGCTCTCAATGATGCAGGAGTAGACTCTAAGTACATAGCTGCTGAAATTATCCGCATTTATTCAGACAACGGGTATCCAGTGAAAGTGCCGCTGATTTCAGAAGTTCCGGTCTTGTGGGATTGCACCACGATGGCGAAAGAGTTTGGTATTTTATCGGAAAGTGGCAGACCACACGATAAGGCAGTAAGTGCTATCATTCAGAAGTTGGATGTTTCAGAGGCCGAAATTGTAAAGACAGCTTATAGCAGGAATGGACATGACGGCGTTACCATTCAATACAAAGATTCCGTTTTCCAGAAAGTAAAAGAATGGCTGGAGGAAAATGGGTATCCAACACTCATTGAGCATCAGTTATCAAATGGTAATACAAATAAATGCAAAGTTGTTTATCAGGAGGTGGCGTAAGATGAATTTATATGAAAAAATTAAGAGAGAAAACTTGATGATCCCTGTTGCATTTAGAATGAAATTTGAACAGGCAGAAGATTTGTTGAACCATGCTCTCGGCGACTTTGAGCTTGCGTTATCATCATTTAGATTTGGCTATATGCAAGGGCAGAGAGCAGAAAAAGCGAACAATACTAAAGCGGAAAATAATCAGTTTCAGAGCCTCTTGTCGCAGTTAAGACCGGAAGATTATAGAATTAAACGCCAGATAGAAGCAATCTTATACGGGTATTTGGATAAACGTGACAGACTTCCAGATACAGAGCAGTGTGATCGTAAGAAATCCATTGTGAAGATTGTGGAGAATATGGAAAATGAAGAGTGTTTGGAACTTGTAGAACGGTTCGCTAAAAATCTGGCAAGTAGTGAGGTGGCGTAATGAAAGAGAATAGAGAGAAATTAAGCACAGCGGCTAAATATAAGAAGAACTTCATTATCAGCAAGCTGAAAGAAATGGACGAATGTCATATAAATCGCGTATATGCCTTTATGCAAGGCTGTACTGGAAATCCGGTCAAATAACTAAATACAGTAATCAGGGCATCTATCAGAAATGGTAGGTGCTCTTTTTATACAAATTTTTAACACGAGGTGGTGAGTAAATGGCAGATGGAAAAGTTGTAATTGAAACAGATCTGGATTCTTCCGGGATAGAAAAAGGACTTTCAAAGCTTGGGAGTATAACAGCAAAAGGGATGAAAGCGGCAACGGTAGCGATCACGGGAACTGCAGCAGCACTTGGTGGAGTTGCAGCAGCGGCAATCAAGGTGGGTTCTGATTTTGAATCTCAGATGTCTAGAGTTAAGGCTATCTCCGGAGCAACAGGAGAAGAGTTTGAGCAATTAAAGGAACAGGCAATGCAGTTAGGTGCTGATACCTCGTTTTCTGCCAGTCAGGCAGCAGAGGGAATGGAGAATCTGGCAGCAGCTGGTTTTACTACATCCGAGATTATGAGTGCAATGCCGGGACTTTTAAATCTGGCAGCGGCATCCGGTGAAGATCTGGCGAGCAGTTCGGATATTGCAGCATCAACCTTAAGAGGATTTGGACTGGCGGCATCCGATGCAGCACACGTTGCGGATGTTCTGGCGGCGAATGCAAACCGTACGAATTCCTCTGTAGCAGATACCGGAGAGGCAATGAAGTATATAGCTCCTCTTGCAAGGGCAGCAGGACTTAGTTTGGAAGAGACAGCAGCGGCAATCGGAATCATGGCGAATGCCGGAGTGAATGGCAGTCAGGCTGGTACTTCTTTAAGAGGAGCGTTATCACGGCTTTCAAAGCCAACGAAAGACATGTCTGAGGCTATGGATGAACTTGGAATTTCCTTCTACGATTCCAACGGGAAAATGAAATCCCTGACGGAACAGGTTGGAATGCTCAGACAGGCAACAGAGGGAATGACGGATGAGCAGAAAAATAATTATCTGGTCACCCTGTATGGACAAGAAGCATTGTCCGGTATGCTGGCATTGATCAATGAGGGAGAAGGTTCTCTCGGAGAACTGACGAATGCCTATAAGAACTGTGATGGTGCAGCTCAAAAGGCAGCAGAAACAATGCAGGACAATCTATCTGGTGCATTAGAGCAGCTTGGTGGATCAGCAGAAACATTAGGTCTGGCGTTTTACAACAGTGTAGCGGACAATCTGAAAAATGCAGCAAAGACAGCAACAGAAAGCATCAACAATATCACAGATTCTTTCAATAACGGTGGTCTGAATGAAGCGATCCAGACAGCAGGTGATGAATTTGCGAATCTTGCAATAGAAGCGGCATCCCATGCCCCAGAAATGGTGGATACAGCAGTGGATTTCATAGAATCCTTTGCTTCTGGAATTGCTTCGAACAAAGGAAGGATTCTCGGTGCGGCCGGAGAGATGGCGGAGTCTATGGCATCCGGTCTGGCAGAGCTGTTACCATCCAAACTGCAAGAGCCGGTTGAGGATGCAATTGATGCAGTGGCAGAGTCATTGAGTGATGGTGGATTAAAAGAAGCAGCAGAGACAGCAGCGGACACATTGGATAATGTAGTGGATGCTGTTGGAAATCTGGCTGATAAAGCGCTTCCGCCATTGACAAAGGCACTGGACTTTGCAGGAGAGAATCTGGACTTGATCGCAGCATCAGCAACGGCAGCTTTTACTGCATTTAAAGGATATAAAGTTGTCAATGAAACAACATCTATATTAAAAAAAGGTGTGAAAACATGGAAGACCGCTTCTGCAGCAGTGGATGCTTACTATGCTGCACAGCTTCTGGCTATGGAAAGTGGTGTTGCAACAAACGCTACACTTACAGCGGGGCAAGCAGTTGTTGGCATGTTTACAGGAAAGGTGAATTTAGCCACAAAAGCACAAACTCTTTGGAACGTTGCTATGAAAGCGAATCCGATTGGTCTTGTGATTTCTGCGGTAGCAGCTCTGGCAGCAGGTCTTGGTGTTTATGCTTTGACGCAGAAAGAAGCGGAGTCTGCTACAGATAAAGCCAATAAAAAACTGGCAGAGCAGGCAGAAGCAATCAGAGAAACTCAGGCTGCAAGACAAGATGAAGTTGCCGGAATTCAGACGCAGTTTGGTTATTATCAGCAACTATGGGATGAGTTACAGGGAATTGTTGACCAAAATGGGAAGATAAAGGAAGGATATGAGGAACGTGCAGCCTTTATTACATCCACATTATCCGAAGCACTTGGCGTAGAGATTGAAACGACAGATGGAGTAATACAGAAGTATGGTGAGTTAACGCAATCCATAGATCAAGTTATTCAAAAGAAAAAAGCAGAGGCAATATTGTCCGCTTATGAGGATGATTATACTACAGCGATAAAGAATCAGACACAAGCAGCAAAAGAAGTTTCTCGCACATTTGACGATTATTCTGAGGCACTAAGAGCATCCGAAGAAGCAACAAGAAAGTTGGAAGATGCCACTGCGTCAATGACTACAGAACAGGCAGCAGGTTCTTTTGAAATCATGCGTCTTCAACAAGCACAGATGGAAGCTGATGCAGAATTACTTGAAGCGGAAAAGGCATTTGATAATGCGAAAACTGCTTCCAATGAGTATTTGACTACGATATCAAATTACGAAGCCGCAATGGGGGCAGTTGAATCCGGAAGTGAAAATGCCGCTCTTTCTGTTTTGGCATTGGCAAATGATATGAAACGCGCTGGGGAAGCGAGCGAAGAAGCTTTAAAAGAACAAGCTGAAAGTTTTCTGCAAAGTTATGACGATATGCGTGCAGCAGCGGCGGAAAAAGGTTCTGGAGTAACGAATGAAATGGTGACTCAAGCTCGTATCATGTGGCTCATGGCTCAAATTGAATACGAAAAGGGATCTACTAATAATATCGCTTCGATTGAAGCTTATCAAAATGAAATCAATCAATTACTCGGAAATTCAGGAAATCCAGAAGCAGCAGCCCAAGAAGCGAAAGAAACCACAGAAGCTGCAACGAACGCTTTACAAGAGGGAAAAGAACCAGTGAAGCAAGCAGCGAAAGACGCTATCGAGGGTGGCGTCAGTGAGGGAGCGGCAGAGGCAGATACTTCTACGGTTCCTGCTCAAAAAGGAAAAGAGGCGGCGGATAGTACTGCGAATTCTGTAAACAGTGGAAAAACTGCGATCAATGAAGCAGCAAAAAGCGCTGTGAATGAGATCAATACAGGTGCAAGTACTACAGATACGACAACGGTTCCTTCCAGCAAAGGAAGTGAGGCAACACAGTCTCTGATTGATGCACTGTATGCGAATTCCAATGCCGTATTGATGGCAGCGGCTTCCTTAGGCGGTCAGATTCCACAAGGGTTGAATGGCATGGATATGTTGTCAGCTACGGCAGGATTTGGAAACAACGTAGGTTTTGGACTATCATCCTCTTTGAGTGGCCAAGCCCCGGTTGTGCAGGCGGCTGCATCAGGATTGGAAAATGCGGCTTTATCAGGACTTTCATCTGCAAATGTTTCGGGACAAGCGCAGGCAATGGGAAGTCAGATTGCAAACGCGCTTGCAAATGGAATTGTTGGTGGTTCTGGATCAGTAAATGCGGCGGCATCTACATTAGGCGGCAATGCAGCGGTGGCATTGTCAAATGTCAAGCTTTCCGAAAAAGGAAAACAGGAAGGAAAGAAACTTGGTGATGGTTTAAAGAGCGGGATTGATTCTGGCAAGAAAAATGCGGAGTCATCTGCCAAAAGTCTTGGAGACGGAGCTGTATCCGGTTTAAGTAGCGTTGGAATGAGAAGCAAAGCGTACGATCAAGGATTGAATTTTTCCTATGGTCTTGCAAATGGTATTTCGGCTGGAAGCTCCGCGGCTATTTCCGCAGCTATCGCAGTTGCTTCTTCTGCACTGGCAGCAGCGAAAAGGGAACTTGATGAGCGTTCTCCATCCAAAAAGACAAGGGAATTTGGTCAATTCTTCAGTAAAGGTCTGGCGTTGGGTATTAAGGATGAAGAAAAGTCAGTTGTAAAATCTTCCCGGAATATTTCAAACGCAGCACTGGAATCTATTGACCTATCTACTGTTTCAGCACGGATGCGAGAGGTTATGGCTTTTAATGCATCCAGAGTAGCGAATCGTCCAGCAACATCTGTTATGCAGTACAAGATGGATAACGCAGAAATCAGAAATCTTCAGCAACAGAATCAAGCGATTCTGAATGCAGTGGCAGGACTTTCTGATCTGGCAAAACGTCCGATCGAAGTAAGCACAACACTGAATGGAAGAGAATTGATTAAAGAAACAGCAGCTCAAATGCTGACAGAACAGCAAAGAATTACAGATTTTAAGAAATTACTGAAAGGAGAACGTACATGACACTTTCTGTGAAGTTCAATGACATCGAATTAGGAAAGTACATCGAAGTACTACAGGGATTTACACCGTTTGTCGGTGCTGACTGGAATCCATCGTTTGTGAAGGCAGAAAAACAGAATGGAAGTGATTTTGCTTACACGTCATACGAGAACAAACAAATTGTGATGCCGTTTACGATTGAGGGTAATCTGGAAGAGAAGTACGATGCTTTACAGAAAGCATTAAAAGTAGATGAACCAAAAAAGTTAGTGTTTGGAAATGTTCCGAACAAATGCTTTTATGCGATTCCAAGTGGTACTTTAGAATTCAGCGAAGAAACAGAATTTCTGGGAGAGGGAACAATCACATGGTTAATCCCTGACGGTGTAGCATACTCCACCGCAGAATTCGACTTCTATGGCGTCCAGAATAACGGCTACCAGACCATTACCATCCAAAACAACGGCACCGAATGGGCAGACGTGGACTACGAGATCACGCACCAACACGAAAACGGATTTATCGGACTTGTGAGCCAGTATGGAGTGATCCAGCTCGGAAAAGAGGAGGAAGCAGACGGAGAGAACTACGAAGCGTCCGAAGAACTGTTTAACGGTTACGGCTTGTTTCAAGACGATCATGGAACGTCTTACCAAAATCCGGAAAACACCACACGGGGAACACTCGAAGTACGGAACATTGCTGGACACAATGTGATGGCGCTAAAAGGTGGACAAGCAACATCCGGATACTGGAATGGTGGAATGAAAACACTTACTATCCCGGTGGACAGTGAGGGCAGACGTGGAGCGAAGAACTTTTACTGTTACACCCAGCACTGGTTTGAAACCGGATTAATGGGGCAGACAGGAGCGCAGACCATTGCATTTCTGACAGGAGATAACAAGGTGATCTGCGCCATGTCTATTAACAAGAGTGATACGGTTGGCAATACGGCGCATGTGGACTGGTTTGCCCCTCAAAACAAGAAAATTAAGACACTGGATTTCCAGCCGACATCCTACGAGGATAACCCGTTTAATTTAAAAATGGGCGGCGGACACAATGACTTTTTAAAAGAGGGTGACAAGTTGCGTATTTTCTGGTACGGGAAGTATTACCACTTTACTATCCCAGAGATCAAAGATATGGAATGCGAGAAAATCCAGATCTGGATCGGGCAGTGGGGAAGTAGAGATCTTGGAAATCAGCTGGTTACGCACAATTATTTAAAAAGTATCTGGTTCCGTAAGGATAACGTGGAAAAATACCGAGATGTGCCGAACCGGTACCGTGCCGGAGATGTGGTGTCTATAGACGGGGAGAGTACGAAGGTCTACGTTAATGGGATGGTGGCTAAGGGAGATGAGATTAATGGATCCAATTATCCAAAAGTGCCACCCGGAACAACAGAAGTGCAGTTCTGCTATTCTTCCTTTTCTTCTCCACCGCCACAGATTAAAGCGAAAATACGGGAGGTGTATTTATAGTGGATAACATCAGGATCGCGATTTTAAGCGCGAATAACACACCAGTAGCGTTTATGGACAATCAGCACAAGAAGTCCATGCACTACTGGAAAGACGAATTGCACGAATACTTACAGGGTGCGGCAAATACTTACACCTTTACGGTGTCCGCAAAGCATCAGGATGCAGAGAATGTTACCGCCGGGAATAAGGTGGCGTTTATACACAAAGGGAAATCCTACTATCTAAACATCGTAAACACTGAGCAGACAGAGGAGACGATCACAGCTACGGCGTGGTCGTTATCTTTTGAGCTAATCAACGAGGATGCCGGAGAGTACAAAGCCGGAAAAGCAATGAGCTTTGAGGAGTACCTTGCCGTTTTTGATGCTGAGAGAACACTAAAACTGGGGCTCAATGAGGTATCAGATAAGCGGATCACCAACGAATGGACAGGTACAACGTCCGTATTAAAGAGATTATTCTCTCTGGCTAATGTATTTTCTGCGGAGATCGAGTTTGAGACAGTGCTTAACAGCGATTACTCCTTAAAAGAGATTGTGCTGAATGTATATCGGAAACACTCCGATACAGACAGCGGAGTCGGAGAATACCGGAATGACATTGTACTGCGGTACGGGAAAGGAATTACCGGAATCCGTAAGACCACGGATGCAGAAAAGTTATATACATGCATCCAGCCGACCGGAAAGGACGGTCTGACAATCAATGGTCTTGACAAGAAAGAATACGATGAAAACGGGAATATCGAGTACTTTACAGACGGTGCGATCATCCGGGCACCACAGGCAAGAGACCGGTTTCCGTCCAATATCGTGAATAAAGAGGATGCTTATATCCTGATGCGGAAAGAGTATGATACAGACAGCAAGGACAAGCTCTATAGCATGGCTCTGTCTGATCTTAAAACAGCATCCGAACCGGTGGTGACTTACGAGGTGGACGGATATTTTGACACCAACATCGGGGATACGGTAAGGATGCAGGATCAGGAGTGGACACCAGTCCTTTATCTACAGGCAAGAGTATCAGAACAGATCAGGAGTCTTACCAATCCAAAAACTGCAAAGACGGTATTTACAAACTACAAAGAGCTTACATCCGAAATTTCGGATAGCTTGTTGCAGAGGATGGAAGATCTTATCAACAAAAATAAGGTCTACACTTGTTCCATCTCCACCAACAATGGCATCATCTTTAAAAATGGTATCGGCAGCACTACTCTGACAGCTTACGCTTACGATAACGGCGTGGACGTGGCAGACAAGCTACAATTCCGGTGGAGCAAAGATGGCACAGAGTTTTATGTTGGTAAGAGTGTTACGGTAAATGCTACTGACGTGGATACAAAGGCGGTGTACTCGTTTGAGGCTATGGAAAATGGGATAAAACGTGGGTATTACGAGGTTACGATTGCAGATTTAATGGATGGAGAGGACGGAAAAGACGGGGAACAGGGTCCGCAAGGTGAGAAAGGAGAGCAAGGCGAACAGGGACCTCCGGGACCACAAGGCGCTCCGGGATTGGATGGTATACAGGGTCCAAAGGGGGATCAGGGAATCCCGGGAAAAGATGGGAAGGACGGAAAAACACAGTACACCCACATCGCCTATGCGAACAGCGCAGACGGTAGGACAGATTTTTCCGTGTCCGACAGTAATAGGGAATATATCGGAATGTATGTTGATTTTGCGCAAAATGACAGCGCAGACCCGACAAAATACGCATGGAGTAAGATCAAAGGCACAGACGGGGCGATCGGAACACCCGGAAAGCCGGGAGCTGATGGAAAGACCCCGTATCTACATATCGCCTACGCAAACAGTGCTGATGGAAAGACGGGATTTTCCACCACGGATGGTACAAATAAGCTCTATATCGGGCAGTATACAGATTATATACAGGCAGACAGTGCAGATGCTACGAAGTATACATGGACAAAGATCAAAGGCGAACAGGGGGAACGTGGGCTACAAGGGCTGCAAGGAGAAAAAGGCGAACAGGGGATTCCTGGAACAGCTGGTGCGAATGGAAAGACCAGTTATTTCCACATCAAGTATTCTTCTGTGGCAAAGCCGACAACGTTCAGTCAGATGACAGAGACGCCGTCTGCTTATATTGGAACTTATGTGGACTTTGTACAGGAAGATTCTACAGATCCTGCAAGATATACCTGGTCGCAGTTTAAAGGATCGCAAGGCGTAAAAGGAGATCAGGGAATTGCTGGTAAGAATGGTGCAGATGGGAAAACAAGTTATTTACATATCGCCTACGCAAACAGCGCAGATGGAAAGACAGGGTTTGATGTTTCGAATAGCGCTGGGAAGTTTTATATTGGACAGTATACAGATTTCACGCAAGCGGATTCTACAGACCCGACGAAATACGCATGGACAAAAATCAAAGGCGAAAATGGAAAAGACGGAACAAACTCAAGAAGCTACATCCTGGAAGCGTCCGATACCGCTATTAAAAAAGGTGCAGACGGAGCTTTAACACCATCTAAAATAACATTCCGGTCGTTTTATCGAGATGGAGACAGTGCGACAAGGATACCATATAATGGTAGATTTAAAATCGAAGAGTCAACCAACGGAACATCATACTCCGTGAAATACACCTCATCTGCGAACGAAAGTGCAAAGGAGTATACACCGACTGCAACTGCGAAAATACTCCGTTGCACGCTTTACAGCGCAGACGGGACTATAAATGCTTTGGATACGCAGAGTGTTGTTGTGCTTACGGATGTGGATAATTTGGAGATTGGCGGTAGGAATTTACTATTAAACACAGGGTTTAATACTTTTAACCATTGGATTAAAGGTAGTAATACAAAATCTCTCCAGATGGTTAATGGATGGTGTGAAGTTACGATTGGTGGGACATGGTCTGGATTTGTTCAAGAATTTATACCAGAAAAAAATGTTGAATACATAGTGAGTTACGAAGCGTATCTGGTAGACACTGTTGCTGAAACTGCTGTGTTAGAAACAGATTTTGGTACTCCAGATCAAAATCAAACAATTAACAAAACGCCTGCAAAATATTCATTGAAATTAAAATATCCATCTACATCTTTAAATGGAAAAATAGATTTCATGTTATCAAATAATGAAGTGGGTAAAAAATGGAGAATTCGAAATATCAAACTTGAAAAGGGTAATAAAGCCACAGACTGGTCTCCCGCTCCTGAGGACATAGAAACTTTAGTAGTAACATTGTCCAACGATTCCCAAACAGTAGCAACAGACACAAACGGAAACGGTGGAAACTTTATAGATTGCTCTACAAAAGTGCAGGTTTACAACGGCGCACAGGACGTTTCAGAAGTCGCTACTTACACCGTAACAAAATCTTCCGGAATTGCTGGTACATGGGATTTAAGTACACGTACTTACAAGGTATCCGCTCTATCTACGGATAACGGATGGGTTGACATTAAAGTAACATACAACGGAAATTCTATCACAAGACGGTTTACGGTTTCGAAATCGAAACAGGGCGCGCAGGGAGCAACGGGACCTCAAGGTGATAATGGACCACAAGGGCCGGCGGGGACGTCTGGAAGAGGGATAAAAACTATTACAGAATATTATTTGATTTCTTCCGCAAAAACAGGAATTACAACAGCGTCAAGCGGTTGGAGTACATCAGTTCCGACGATGACAGCAACAAATAAATACTTGTGGAACTATGAAAAATTTACGTTTACAGATAATACGACAGCGACCACTACACCAAAAATAATCGGGATATACGGAGACAAAGGAACAACAGGAGCTACTGGTCCGCAAGGACCTCAAGGAAATACAGGTGCTACTGGACCGCAGGGGCCACAAGGAGCGACTGGCCCGAAAGGACCGCAGGGGGCAACTGGTGCAACGGGACCACAAGGGGTAACTGGAAACGGAATAAAGTCTATCACGAATTATTATCTTGCAACGGCAAGCGGAAGCGGTGTGTCGGCGTCCACATCAGGATGGACTACAACTGTACAAGCAATAACGGCGTCAAAAAAATATCTGTGGAATTATGAAGTTGTTACCTATACAAATGGTAGCACGTATCAATCAGCACCATGTATCATCGGGGTATATGGTGATAAGGGAGCGACAGGTGCTACAGGAGCAACAGGACCAAGTGGCATAATTGTATCTTCTACGGCTCCGTCAAATCCTAAAGTTGGCCAGTTATGGCAGACAGCAAGTGGAGAGCCGATTAAGAGATGGGATGGAAGTAGGTGGGTGATCCATTATATTTCTGTTGATAACTTAAACGCACAGACTTTAAGTGCGATAGCGGCAGATCTTGGAACTGTAACTGCCGGACTTATTAAGGATAAGAATGGAACAATGCTTATCGATGTTACATCCGGAAAGATTATTAGCAAGAAAATCGTGCAAGGAGCAGTGGAAAATGTTGCGTCATTGAGTAATGCGTATTTGGCTTTCTCCGGTAAGGCTCCGACAACAGATCGAGCTACTATGAGCGTGAACTTGCAAAACATCATGTTTACAAATGAAAATACAAGAAAAGCAACGACAATCCAGTTTGAGGATGAAATGATATATGCAAGAAATTCTGTATCCCCACGTATAAGCATATATGCGTATCGCAATTACGATTCCGGTACCGTGAAAGGTCCATTTACAAGTGCAAACTCCAATAATAACATCCGCGTGGAACTAAAAAGAAGAGGATTTATGGTAACATGCAAGATCACAATGCTTGCACAATTTCCAGGAAGTGGCGAATACGGGCCATTCAACGAGGTGAAAATTCCAGTAGGATATCGACCGGTTGTGGATTTCTTTGCTCCCTATAGTGAAGTTGTAGGATCTAACATATTTGGAACGGGAAGATACGGCATAGGAAAAGATGGGGGGATCAAGATTTATGTGGAGAATGCCGCATGGACAGAACATCACGCAACGTTCACGTGGATTACAGATGATTGATTAAAGGAGCAAATATGGAGATAAGAGCAAGACCATGATGGTCTTATTTTTATACTTTAAAAACAGAAAGGAAAGTGAGGATATGAAGAAAATGGAACAGTTAGCAAATGTAAAGGCGTTTTTATGCATGGTGTTTGGAGCTATTGCTGGAGGATTTGTAAACCTGATCGGAGGATGGTCTGAGGACTTAACTACATTACTTATTTTTATGGGTGTAGATTTTGTACTCGGGTTACTGATCGCTGCCTTTTGGAAAAAGAGCAACAAATCAGAGAACGGGGCACTGAGCAGCTACTCTGCATGGAAAGGTCTGTGCAGAAAAGGGGTATCCCTACTGATCGTACTTATTGCATATCGGCTGGATGTCACTCTCGGCGTAGACTACATCCGCACAGCCGTAGTACTGGCATTTATAGCAAATGAGGGTATCTCGATTTTGGAAAATGTTGGAATTATGGGTGTGAAATATCCGGAAGCGTTAAAAAAAGCACTGGATGTTTTAACAAATAAATCACAGGAGCAGGAGGGCGAGTAATCGTCCTCTTTTGTAGATTTTATTAACACTAATCTTACTTGCGGAAACAGTGCAGATGGTATATAATAAACGTATTATATATGGCGGTGCATACAATGGAATTAAACGATATTACAGTTTTTGTGGACGAATCTGGAACGATTGGTAAAGGTACGATAAAAGAGAATGACTTCTTTATTATCACGCTCTTATTTGTTAAAGATGAAGACATAAATCATATTAAAAAAGTATTTAAAAAGGAACGGCTAAAAATTGTTAATAAAAAGGATACGCTCAAAGAACAGTTAAGGAACAATAAAGAGGTAAAGGGGTCAGAGCTTAGTGAGGTAGAAAAAAGACAAATATATGAAAAGCTAATCGAAAAGTGCGGCGATAAGTTCGAAATAGCTGTGATTGTGATGAATAACAGAAAAGCTACAGTAAAATTCAGATCGAATTCATCTAGAGCATTTAACTACCTTATAAAAACTTTTTTAGAAAAGCATTTCAAGAAAAGAAGCAAGTTCAAAGAGTTGAGCCAAATACATTTTGTTATTGACGAGAGGAATGTTGCGACAGAGTCAAAATATACTTTACAGGAATATTTGAATACAGAATTGAATTTAGTGGAATCATTTGCGGAAAAAGATATAGTTGTTCATTATTATGATTCAAAAAATTATTTGTTACTGCAACTAGCAGATTTTATTTCAAATACTTTTTACAGATATAGGCAAAAAAATATCGCAGAATCAAAAGATAATGTAAAAATGTTACTAAATCAGACAAGTACAAATAAAATATTCAAATTTCCGTATTATTAAAATTGATTATACATATAATTTAACTGGCAGTTGTTATATAAGTCCATGTTTTGACACATTTGTGCTTGGGAGATATCCTCGAATATGGCGTAACAACTGTTTTATTGTTGACAATTACGAAAAAACATGCTAATATTTGTTTAACAAAATAAGTCCTTATAAACCGCAAGAGATTGTAAGCAGTATGTACTACTGTCGGAGTAAGGCATTGCCAGAAGAACACCTCAGCTATGGGGTGTTTTTTGTTATACATATAGTGAATGCGTAGGGAGCTTGGAAACAGGCTCTCTTTTATTGTGCGATTGCACGGGAAGGAATAAAGAATTATGGGTAGTAGAGAATTTTTAAACATTTGTAAAGCAAAGGTGGCAGATTATTTTAATCAGAATAAAGACAAGACGGATACGTCTGGCAACATGACTTCGGATGATGTATTTGTAGTTTGGTATTGCAAGACACTGCAAAATCACAAGGCGTTACTTAGTACGCCAGTGAGTGACGGTATGTATCATGAGATCACATACAATGGAGACAAAAACGAGTTATATTTTGATGCTTACAAAAAGTGGGAAAACATTAAATACGATATGTAA